CCTATGTGGGCCGATCGTCGTATGGAGTTGGATCCAGAGAAAACTGAGGCTTCCATTAATTGGGTTATTTCAAGGCTACCCATCATTAGAACATCATTACTATCAGCCGAACAGGCAGTTGAGGGGACAGATTTTGTTCCTCCTATGGTAATGAGTACTTCTGCGGGGTGGCCTTATAATATTACAAAAGGTCAGTGGTGGGAAGAATTAGGACAGCGAGAAGTTGCCCACACAATCGAGCAACTGAAGGTTGGAGGATTAAGAGCTGAAATGCCGCTTTATGTGAAGGATGAACTCAGACCCTCTAGGAAAAGAGGAGTTCCAAGAACTTTTGTCTGTGTACCCCCTTCACTTATAGTGGTCGGTCGCATGCTAACCGCTTACTATGATCAATGCATAAGCCAAGTTGACAACCCCATAAAAGTGGGACTAAACCCCTGGGAAGGTGGTTTTTGCGATTTAATTCGCAAATTTGATCCAAACAAGAAATTCTTGTGTGGAGATTACAAAGGGTATGATTCGAGTATACATCCCTTTATGGCTTATGTGTTGACCAAAGTTCGAGGCGAAGTGATGCAATTGAAAGGAGAGGAGTGGAACTTCTTACAGGAGTACTATTGGACCATCTTCAATAGTCCTGTTGTCGATGTCTATGGGGGAGTTCACTCTAGATCAGGTGGTATGCCATCAGGAATGTCATCTACAGCTACTGATAACTCTATTATTAACATGTTCCTATTACATTACGTTTTGGGGGATGATATAGAGGAATTGGTAGTATACGGTGATGATCATGTTGTGCAGTTAAGTGGAGAGTTGAAAGTTGACATCGTTGGGGAGATGAGGAGATTAGGTTTTGCCTACACGGATGTGAGGAAACACACTGATGTAAGGCTCGTCCCGTTGGAAGACGTGGAGTTTCTTAAATTTAAACCCAAGCGCGTTGGTGCACATGTGGTGCCAATGCGTGAAGACATGGAACGACTAAAGGCTATTCTGGAATATCACCGAACAAGATTACCGATGGAAAAGTTGGAGCGTGCATTCGCCGTTTTGTTGCTCTCCTACAATGCTGATCATGCTGCCGAAGCTCGGACTATGGTTAAAGATTTTGTTGTCTATAACTGTGGTTATGAGGTAGGTATGGATGTTTTAGCAGACTGGGAGCCAACGTTACAACGATTGGCAATAGCGAACAAAGATCATGTTTGCAAAAGAGTATAGTCTCTAAAACTAAAACAAGCTGGCGAGCGGAAACGCACCAAGGAGTACAGAGGTTGACAGTCAGTACTGTAGTAGCGCAATGCGTGTGGGGGGATCATGTCTTTTATTGATTCCCGTTTGCGTGAAAGTGAATCTGAGGGGGATGTTGTAAACATCTCTACGGGTGCGACTTTTACACACCG